GGTTTAATGTGATTTTTTTCACTATTGAAGACCAGCAACGCGCTAGCCTGTAAGGCGGTTAATGGGGCCGACTTATGCCACGTAAGCGACAGTATGAGGACTCCGGAGAGGCGCAGCAGAAGCGCCGGAGCGTTGCCTCGAACTGTGCCGACCGAATACATCCACCAGCAGACAAAGCCCGCCGGCAACGTTGCCACCGAGACTTCCGCCAGTTCTGCCTTAGCTACTTCCCGGAAGAGTTCGGGCTCACCTTCAGCAGCGACCATGAGAAAGTGATTGACAAGATCGAACGTGCGGTATTGCGTGGCGAGTTGTTCGCGCTGGCAATGCCTCGAGGCAGCGGCAAAACGACGCTCGCGGAGAAGGCTGTCGAGTGGGCAATCCTGTACGGGCATAGACGCTTCGTTGCGCTCATAGGCTCCGACAAAGACGCGGCGGAGCAGATGCTAGGCAGCATACAAACCGACTTCGAGACGAACGACGCGATCGAGGCCGACTTCGCTGAGGTTGCTGGGCCGTTCCGGGCGCTGGAAGGCAGGGCGCAGCGGTGCGCGTCTCAGCACTGCGACCAGAAGGCGACGCACATCAGGGCGAAGACTGATTGCTTCGTCATGCCGACGATCGAGGGTAGTCGTGTCGAGCAGCCGGGCGAGTTGACGGAGAGCAGCGGCGCCGTTATCCGGGCGTATGGTTTGACTGGCCGGATACGTGGCGCGCGTCACAAGCTCGATACCGGCGAGAGCATCCGTCCAGATTTGGTTATCGTGGACGACCCGCAGACGGACGCGACGGCGACGAGCCCAACGCAGAACGACACGCGGGAGTCGTTGCTTGCTGGCGCTGTGTTGAGGCTTGCCGGGCCGGGGAAGAAGATCGCTGGAATCATGCCTTGTACGGTTATCGCACGAGACGATATGGCCGACAGGATACTCGATCGCGAGACTCACCCGGAGTGGCAGGGCGAGAGGATGAAGGCGCTTTATGAGTGGCCGACGAATCTGGAACTGTGGGACGAGTACGCAGAGCGGCGCCGGGCCGGGCTTCGGAGTGAGGATGGCGGCGAGGCCGGCAACCAGTTCTACTTGGAGAACCGAGAAGAGATGGACGCAGGGGCGCGGGTGGCCTGGGAAGAGCGGGTTGAGGATGGCGACGTCTCTGCGCTTCAGTCGTTGATGAACTTCTACTATCAGAGTGAAGAGACGTTTTTTGCCGAGGCACAGAACGAGCCGATGGAGGCGGCTACGGACCAAACGAACTTGAAGGAAGAGGAAGTGTACGCGACGGTGCGGAACTATGCGCGCGGGATTGTGCCTGGGTACGCTACTGATATGCTGACGGCGGCGGTTGATGTGCATGATGACATGCTCTTCTATTTGGTGGCAGGCTGGAATGAGAAGCGATTCACCGGGCACGTTGTCGAGTTCGGCGTCTGGCCTGAGCAGCCATCACAGATCATCCACCAAGGGCGGGCGAAGAATCCGCTTTCTCGGGCGTATCCCGGCAAGGGGAAAGACGCCGCAATCTTCGCAGGGCTGTGCGACACGCTGCGCAAGCTGTCGTCAATGCACTGGGCCGCAGAGGATGGAGCGTCGCTTTCTGTGCGTAGGCTGTTCGTCGATAGCGGCTACAAGCCCGATACCGTATTCCAAGCGATAATGGAGTCGGCAGATCCGCGCATCGTTCAACCGTCGAGGGGGCACGCCATCGGCGCGAGGCAGAAGCCTTTCGCCGACATCCAGCGGAACAAGTCGAAGCGCGAGCGGTTGGGCGAGTCGTGGAGAGAGACGAACGTCGAGAAGTACAACCGACTTCGGCGCGTGTTCTATGACGCTAACCACTGGAAGAGCTTTATCCGTGCGCGCATCCAGACGGCGCAGGGCGACCCCGGCGCGCTGTCGGTGCATAACCTGCAGGGAGAGATCCGGCAGCTATACGCGGCGCATATGCTGGCAGAGAAGTCGTGTATGGTCGAGGCGAACGGGCGCAAGGTGGACGAGTGGGCGAATCATCCTGGGGTTGATAATCACTGGTTTGACTGCTTGATGATGGCGGCGGTTGCGGCGTCTGTGTGTGGGTGCGAGCTGCAGAACCAGGGGATACCGCAGAAGCAGCGCAAGAAGATATCTTCGAAGAAATGGTTTAGTAAGGCGAGGGGGTAGGATGATAAAAGCCAAGACGATACGCGACGCGCGCATCGACGGGGTATGGTGGGACGGCGGGCGCGAGTGCGTTGTCAGTAATGCGGCGATCGAAGTGCGGTCGGATATCTTCGTACCGCTGCAAGACGTCGACGATACGCCGTTCTCTCCTGGGCTGCTTCGCGTTGATGCGCCAAGAGACGGCGTCTGCCGAGTTGGTTTGTTCAATGGGGTTGGTACTGGGTACGGCGACACAATCGCCGGCAGCGTCGCAGTACGGGCCTTATACGAGACAATTGAGGCGACAGGCGTCGAGCCGCGCATCGAACTTTATCCAATTGCCGGGAAAACGAGCCGATATATTGACGTTTTCGGGTTGGATCCGCACGTCTATAGTGTGCAGTCGTGCGGCGTATACGTGGAAGATTCGCCGCATTACTGCGCAACGACGGAGGGCATGATCGCCGACAAGGCTTTCCGGCAGATGGATATGGTCGACTATTTCCTCTACCGTCTCGGCCAGAAGGAATGGGAAGGCGATAAGCGCCCGCGCGTGTACCTCGATCCTGACCTTGACGCTATCGTCACAGACGCGATCGAATGCGTCCAGGGCAAGACGCTGCTTCTCAACTATTTTGCATCCGGCCACCGGCGCCTGCCCATCTTCATCTGGGAACCGCTCGCGAAGATGTTCGCCGCCGACGGGTGGCAGGTGCTTCTCAACGCCGGCCCGGAAGACTTGTCAATCCTGCAGACTTTCTACAACGAGTTCTTCACAGACGAGCCCAATATCCATTACATTGCAGACTTGCCGGCGAATTCGTTCGGGCATCTGATGTGCCTTGTCAATGCAGTCGACGCCGTCGTGACTCCTGATACTTCGATCATGCACATCGCCGGCGCGCTTGGCAAGCCTTGCGCTGCGGCCTTCTTCAGCATCGAGCCAGAACAGCGCATCACCTATTACCCGACCGTCAAGCCATGGGTTGCCGATAGCTTCCGGCGTTCGGAGTGGTGGGGCAGAGACAAACCGCCGCAGGGCGTCGACGGGCGAGCGCTCGACGACGAGCAGAGCTGGATCGAACCATGGAAGCGCGCCGACCTGCGGCTCTGGCGTGCGAGGTTGGACGCGGCAGTGAGGGGTGATTGATATGGCGGCGATACATTGCGTGATACCACACTACGGGGCCGACGAGTTGCTAAACCGCGCGCATGCCGCGGCAGAGGTTGCACTCAAGCGTCACAAGTTCTGTATACACGTTATCAACAACAACGACCACGGACACGGGCGCCTATTCACTGGCGCTTGCTGGGAAGGCATTGACACAGCGCAGAGGATGGCGGGCAATATCGACTTTGTCTGGCTACTCAACAACGACGCCGAGCCAGAGCCGGAATGTATCGACAGGGCGCTCGCGGCATTCAAGGAAAACCAGCGGCTTGGCATCGTCGCCATGCAGAACCGATCGCACGAAGACAGGGACAAAGTCACCTATGGCGGAAGTGGATCATTCTTCCCGGAGGGGCGGCACAAGGTCGGCCCGGCGGAGCGCTTCACCGAGTCGACGCGCGAAGAGTGGGCGCCGTTCGCCTCGGTGGTACTTAGTGGCTCAATGGTGCGAAGTATCGGCAACCTAGATCGACGAATGGCCCATATATGCTCAGACGTCGACTACTGCCTGCGCGCTGCCTGGGATGGGTGGGAGACTTGGCACATTGCCGACAGTATCGTGCGACACGACTTCGGAAGCTCTGCAGCCCCGCCTGAGTGGTTGCGGAACGTCATGCGCGTGGATACTGAGACGCTACGGCAGAAACATCTGTACTTCATTCAGAGGGGGCAGCGCTTTGGATTCTGAAGAAGACAGCGCCGAAGACGCGAGCGTCGGCCTTGAGTGTCCAAAGTGCGGTTGCAACGACTTGCGCGCTTACAGGACAACCAAGTCGATGGGCGGTATACGAAGGGAAAGGCGCTGCCGCTATTGCGGACAGCGCGTCTTTACCTTTGAAAAATCAAGGTAAAAACTGCTAGTATTGGCACAGCCTTATAGACATAGCCAACCTATGCCGCATAATTAAGTCAATAAGGGGGGCGATATTGACGGTTTGCGGCGGCAATCCAGTGGAAAACCAGAAACGCCGCAAGACTTTACGGCACAGGGGCGCCAAGCGCCCCGAGTGCCTTTTGCCATAAGGGGCGACTATGGCGGCTAGTGACGTACTTGCGGCGATCGATGCGGCCATTTTGGCGATCATGAGCAACGGCGGAGCACAAACGCTTGAGATCGGCGGGCGCCGCGTCACATACTATTCCCTTGACGACCTACTCAAAGCGCGGGCCGAGTTTGAAAATCTCGCGTCCACTGATAGCGGACAGCTTCCGTTTGGTATGTATACCACCAAGCCAAGGGGAGTCAACAACGTATGAACTGGCGTAAGGCTTGGTCGGCATTGTGGGGTAAGGACAAGACAGAGGCTTACCGTCGCGCGCGTGCGTATGCGAAGCGTGCAAGCGCCTATGACGGCGCACTCACCAACAACCACAACCAGAACCATTGGAGTAACGTCTCGTTCACGGACGGAAATAACACGTTGCTTGGTGACGACTCCCTGACCATCGTCCGGGCTCGCGTTCGCCATGAGATGCGAAACAATACCTACGCTCTCGGCGCAGCCCGCAAGTATGCCAACTACATTGTCGGTACGGGCCCAAAGCTGCAGATGCTAGGCAGCACGACGACAACTAACGAGCGAGTCGAGGCGCTTTTCGAAGAGTGGGCGAACGACCCAGAGAACTTCGACGCCGTCGGCGCTCAATCCTATGCCGAGATGTTGCGACTGTGCGTCGAAGAGCTTTTCCCTTCTGGCGAGTACTTCCGTCAATGGATGTACGACATGGAAGCGCCGACACAGATGAAGCTGCGCTCGCTTCTGGTTGCGCCGGAACGAGTGTCGACGCCATCCGACTTGTCTGACAGCATAATCGCAGGCATTGAGCAGAACGCGATAGGAAAGCCGGTGCGATACTGGGTGTCCAATAAGTACCCATCTAGCTACGAGCAGTTTACGCTTGCGGCTGGGTCGACTCTTGAGTCCGCGAAATACTCTGCCGTTGATCGTCCAAATATGATTCATACCCTCATCTCCGATCAGCCTGAGATGTTGCGCGGAACGCCTCTTGGCGCCGCAGTCCTCAACGTCTTCGCCACAATGCGCCGCTTCGACGAGGCCACCATCAGAGCGGCAGAAATGGCGGCGCTCTTCGCGGCGTTTATGACTACCGACGCGCCAGACCAGTACGATCCAGACGTCGACCCGGAGCAGTTTGAGATCGAGGCCGGAACATTCACAACGCTGCCGCCAGGAAGCGACATCAAGCAAGTTACGCCGCAGCATCCGTCGAGCGTATACGAGACGTTTAAGCGAGGTAAGTTGACGGACGCAGGCGCTTCAACGTCTCTACCGTATAACGTTCTTGCGAGCGACAGCTCGGGCCACAACTACGCAAGCGGGCGCCTCGACTGGCAAGGACTTATCCGAGCCGTCAAGGTGCGGCGTCAATGGCTTTGCCGTCACGACTGCAACCGCGTTTTCGAGCGATGGTATAAAGAGGCGTCTCTTGTGTACGGACTGCCGGCAAAGATGCCCAAATACAAGTGGATGTGGCCTGGCTTCGAGCACGTTGACCCGATGAAGGAAGCGCAGGCGGCAGTGTTGCGCATCCAAAACAACTTGCAGACCTATCAGGATTACTTTGCCGGTGAGGGCAAAGACTACCGCGACGAGTTCGCCCAGATGTCGACGGAAGAAGACCAGATGGAACAGCTTGGCATTGTGGTCGAGCCTTCAACGAGTGGCAACGTTGCCGGGAATGACACCGACGACGATGAACAGGAGATAGAAGATGAATGAAAAGAAGCAAGTGAACGGAAACGGAATGCTGACAAGGGCGCTTGCGCTGAAGCCTCAGACAGCAAACCGAGAGGAATTGAGCGTTGACGCCGTCATCGCGTCAGAGACGCCAGCGCTTATGTACGACTGGCAGCGCGGAGAGGTTGACGAAATTCTCCTGATGTCCGGCGTGAATCATCCTGAGCAGGTGCCAACCCTCAACGCCCATAACCGAGGGGACGTTCGCGACGTCATTGGTGCAACTCGAAATATCCGGGTTGAGGAAAGCGAGCTTGTTGCTACTGTCTTCTTTTCAGAAGATGATCTTGGTCGGTCGACGTTTGACAAGGTAGAGGGCGGCATTCTGACCGACTTCTCAATCGGTTACAATGTCGGTGTCGCAACCTACATCGAGCCGGGCGAGCGGGCCGAAATCCTCGGGCGAGAGTTTGAGGCGAGCGAAGATCGCGCGCTCAAGGTGGCAAAGTCTTGGACACTGAAGGAAAACAGCGTTGTACCTATCGGCGCCGATGTAACCGCTAAGGTTAGGGCCGAAGAGACGATAAAGGAAACACAAGTCGAGGCGGTTGAGCCTCAAAAATTTAGTGAAGAAAGGAAAGAACAAATGGCAGACGAGAAGAAGACCGAAGAGGTTGCGCCGGTCGACCTTGAGCAGATCAAGGCCGAAGGTGCGCGCGCCGAGCGTGAGCGCGTGGCTGAGATTCGGGCTTGTGCTGATGGCCTGAACATCGATAACGAGATTGTCGAGAACTGCATCAGCGAAGGCAAGAGCGTGGAAGACGCGCGCAGCATTCTGCTTGACGCTCTGCGCAAGAGCGCCAACGCCCCGGTGCCGCCTGCTGTTCATACTCGCGAGAAGCAGACCGGCCCCGAGGTTATCGAGGCGGCTCTCATGGTTCGCGGCAACCTTGAGGATCAGGCAGTCAAGAGCTACGGCGAAGAGACTGTCGAGGCCGGGCGCGACCTGCGCCACGCTTCCATGAAGGACATCATGAAGTGGGGGCTTCGGCAGGCTGGCGAGACGGTGAGCGAC